ACCACGATACAGTGCCAAGGTGGCAGAGTCCGGCCTAACGCAGCGGCCTGCAGAGCCGCCCACCGCCGGTTCAAATCCGGCCCTTGGCTTCTAGGCGGAACCCCATAATCCAAAAGCGTAGGGTCCACCCCGCGCAGCCAAACGGAGGTGCGTCCGCGTGAGGTCCTACGAGGGCCGCGCGCTCGATGGGGGCTACCAGCATATCTCCGAGTCGCCCGTCTGGGGCGACGGCGAGACCGTCGACGTCCCTGGCGACGACCACGCCGGCGAAGACGTCACCGAGAACATCCCCAGTCCTGACGACGATCCCGAGCCCGACAGCGACGGCCAGACCACCATCGACGACTTCGGGTGGTCGCCATGACGGACGCCCTCACGCGCGACCAGTGGGCGGCCGTCCTCGACGAGGCCGACGACCCCGCGACCTACGGCGAGGTCCTCACCGTCCTCGAGGACAAGGACCTCGTCGACGACGCTCACGAGCTCCTGGACACTGCACTCGACAACGACATTCTCCACGAGAAGCCAAGGGGTTCGTTCCCCACTCTCACAGTCAACGACGCCAGCACAACTCGCGACACCGCCGACGATACAGCAGCATCCACTTCATCAAGCACACACGAATCCGCACGAACAGAGGCATCACCGGCCAGCGGAACCTGGGAGGACGCCGACTTCGGCACGCCAACCCCGGGTGTTTGGCCACAGGAACTGCTCGAACGCGACCAGTGGATGGGCCACGTCGACAAGAAACCGTTCGCGCCCTGGGCCAACCGTGATCACCCCGAGGCCGACGCCGATGCGGACGCACGCTGGAAGTGGGGCCTCGAGGAGAACTACGTCGACGGGCCAACGGTCGCGATGGCCGAAGACGACCCCCGCCTCGACGGCCGCGCGTTCCTCCAGCAGCCCGACGACCCCTACGTCTACGTCGACGGTGACGACGTCCGCGACCCCGAGACTAAGGAAGTCCATCCCGCGTTCAAGGCGATCCTCGAACATCTCGGTCTGACGTACGCCGACATCTCCACGAGCGGCGCCGGCGTCCACGCGATGTACCGCGGCGACCTCCCCGACGGTGTCAAACAGGCCGCGTGGCAGCTCGACGACGAACCCTGGGGCAGCAACGACGACCTCCCCTCTATCGAAGTGTACCCCGGCAAGCGCGTGTGCGTCGCGACCGGCGACCACGTCCCCGGCACACCCACCGACGTCCACGAGTGGAACGACGACGTCCTCGACGCACTCCTGGAGGCTAACGACCAGTACTCCTCCAGCGCTCGCGACGTCTCCACCGAGCGCGAGGACTACGACATCGACGACCACGACCCGGACGCGACAACGTCGACGGAGACCACCGACGACATCCGCGACCTCTTCTACGCTATCGACCAGCTCGACGCACAGCGCGTCGCCGACCGCACGATCGTCCACGCCTGGAACGATGCGGCGTCGACGTCGGAGGGTGAACGCGCGTTCGTCCCAGTGTGGGGGACCGGCTCGAACGGCACGGCGAACATCGTCAACAGCCAGCGCTGGCAGGACACCGGCGACCGCGGTGGCTACGGTGGCCCCGTCGCGATGGCCGCCATCGACGCCCCCGACATCAACGTCGACGAACGCGTCCAGGGTGGTGTCACCGGCCAGGACTGGTTCGACGCCGTCGACCACCTCCGCGACCTCGGCTTCGACATCCCCGAGCTCGAAGCCAGTAGCTCGACACAGGCATCCGAGCCGACACACACGCCCGTGCTGCCGTCCGACGACCGGTTCGAGAGCGCGACGTCCGGCTGGGACTGGCGGCACACCAGCGACACCAGCGAGGACGACCTCTCTATCCAGAGCGCGCGCGACCGGACGACAGAGGCAATCGCGGACGCATACGAGCGCGGCGACCGCGTCCTCATCGAAGCCCTCCCCACCATGGGGAAATCCTACGGCGCCATCAAGGCCGCCGCCGAGACCGGCGCCCCGATATCCCTGTTCACGGGCCGCGGTCGGAAAGAACAGTACGAGCAGTTCCGCGAGTGGTGCGAGGAACACGACCTCAAGTACAAGACCCTCCCCGCGTTCACGCGGGACTGCGACACCGCCAACGGCGAGCACGGCCAGGACTGGGCGGACACCGTTCGCGACTGGTACCACCGCGGCGCCACCCCCAGCATGATTCACAAGAGCGCCGACTACGCGCTCGGCCGGCCACTCCCCTGCCAGGAACACGAGGGCCAGCAGTGTCCGTACGCCTCGAAGTGGGATTTCGACCCCGACGACTACGACGTCCTCATCGGCCACTACAGCCACGCCCACAAGTCCAAGGTCACCGCCGGTCGCGTCTGTGTCTTCGACGAATTCCCGAGCGCGTACGAAACCCAGCTCGGCAGCCAACTCCAGGGCGCCATCTCCTACTGGCTCCAGCAGACCGACGAGGTCCCGTTCGACGACTACACGGACCTCATCGAGCATCGGAACAGCGACCAGGAACGCCGCGGCGATGCCCTCCTCTACTTCGAGGACCACGACCTCGACCGCGACGAGGCCAGCGTCTTCGACGACAGCGCCGCCCACGCGGTCGCCCCGCTCGCGGTCTACACGCTGCTCGCGAGCGACGACCTCGGCAACGGCTTCGAACACACCACCCTCGACGCCGGCACTGGCGTCTTCAACCGCCAAACCGGCGCTATCTCCCTCCTGCAGCCACCCGCCCTCGAGTACGCACGCGGCGTCGTCGGCCTCGACGGCACCCCCACCATGGAGATGTGGGAGCTCGTCCTCGACGAACGCCTCAACCATCGCGAAGTCCTCCAACCCGAGGAACGCGCCGAGTACGTCCAGAATGCGTTAAACCTCAACCTCATCCAGACGACCGACGCCGTCAAATCCTACTCTCCCAAGGAGTCCGAAATCGACTCCCGGGTCACCCTCGACGAAGACACCGCCCTCCTGGAGGCCATCACCGACCAGCACGACGAACGCCCCTCCCTCATCACGACAAACCGCGCTGAAGAGCTCTACGACCAGCAGGGTGTCCTCGATCTCGTTGAGGACGTCAAGCACTACGGGAACGTCCTCGGTAGCAACGAGTTCGGCGAGAAGCGCGTCGGCGCCGTCATCGGCGCGCGCAACTACGGCCCGCAGTTCGTCCAGAAGTGGTGCGCGTACGCTGGCAAGGACGTCGACCCAACCTATCCGAGCCCGGAGAACGACTTCGAGCCGACCGACTACGGCGCGTTCGGGAACAAAATCCGGACGCACATGCGCGAGCACGAGACCCTGCAGGCCGCGATGCGGTATGGTCGCGACGGCAACGGCGCCGTCGTCTACGTCCACACCAACACCCTCCCCGACTGGGTTCCACTCGCCGGCGAGGGGCGCGTCATCCAGACGTGGAGCCACGGCATGCAAGGCGTCCTCGAAGCGCTCAACGATCTCGAAGCAGCCACGACCGCCGACATCGCCGCCCATCCCAGTGTCGACGTCGGGCGGCGGCAGGTCCTTGACCACCTTGAGACGCTCCGCGACCGCGGCGTCCTCACACGCGCCCAGGACGACACCGATGGTCGGCGTGTCCGCTGGACCGATAACGGCCTCCATCGAGTCTCCGACCACGGTGACGTCGACCTCGATCCCGTGGACGTCGACGACCTCACCGATGAGGAGGTTGCGGAACTCGCCCGTACTACTACCTATACGTGGAAGTTCCGCAACCCAACGTTGGAAACGTCGACGACCGCCACTTCTGCCGCCGGTAGTCAGTGTGGAGGCACGGATTCGCGGTCGAACCGGGGTGATCGCACCCCACATGATGCCAACTAACGTCGTCGTCGCGGGTGATTCGAGTGCGGTCGACTACCTGCAGGATTCTCCAGCATGACACAGTTACAAGTGACGCCGACGGTCGCTGATCTGCCACCGAGTTGTAAACTGGTCTCGCTCGTCGTCAAACAAGAAGCCCCAGTGACGCAGGCCGAAATTCGCGCCCGGACGCTCCTTGCGGACAGTACTGTCCGAACGGCACTCCAGCGCTTGGAGGAACTTGGTCTCGTCGCGAAACACGCCCAGCCGGGAGACGCGGGCACTAACAAGTACGTCTGGACAGAAAACGACGAGTCTACCAGGTGAGCTCTTCAGTTCGCTCCTCGAAGAACGCCCACATCTCCTCGCCGCCAGGGTCATCCTCGTCGAGCTGCAGTTCGTTCTGCCACCAGCGAACGTATCCTTCCTCCATCGCTCGGCTGAGGTCGTTCGGGACGTCGATGCTTCCGGAGAGCGCCTCAGGGTACCCGAAGCGGATGTTCCACCGCGCCTCGGGCTGGATGAGCAGAAACTCCGAGACCGTCCGTGGGTCGTTCCCGGTGACGATCGGTCCGTGTTCGTCGACGATTTCACCGCCTTCTGTTGGGACGCGGACGGCGTCGACGCGAGCATGGTCGAGTAGCGGCCGGAGGTTCTCGCGCTTGACGGGGTGTGCTGGGAGCGCATCGAACGGCGTGCCCCAGATGTCTGCGTCGTCGGGCAGCGGGAAATCCATGCGATATGCATAGGCTGCAGTCTCCTTGATGGTACCGTTCACCCCGGTTCGAGGAGGGGGGCGAGTTTCGCGCGAATACTGCGCCGGTATTCGCGCCGGATACTGGCGACCTGGAAACGCTTTAGCAACCACGCGGTGACACTCCTTGTACAGGTCTTGCCCGTCGCCCGGATGCCCACGCGGGGCCATGAACGGGGACGAACCCCAGCCGCTGCTCTCTCCTCGACGACATCGATGAAAGGCGCACACAGATTCTCCCCAACGAGCGGCGCCGAACTGAGCGACGAACGCCACCGACCAGGGACGATCCCGCTGCGCGAAAGCCTCGACGAGAGTGGCGAGTTGACGAACGGCCGCCTCGTCTCCGAGAACGCCACCGCGCTCGTCCGGTACTTCCGGCGAATGCACCAACGCCACCACGACCAGGAAGACCCCAGCCTCTTGCGAACGGCGGCCACGGAGATCAAGCGCCTCCGCAAGCAGGACCCCTGGGACTGCTGGCTGTGGTACGCACTCGCCGAACGCCTCCACCGTCGCGACGACGTCGACGCTGATGTCGAGTGGATGCTCGCACACGTTGAAGCACGGTGCCCGCGATGCAGTTCGCGGCTGAAGTGGGAGCCGTCGGAGGTCGGCTACCCGTTCGCGAAGTGCGCGAGTTCCTGCAGTCGAGACCCCGAGCAGACCGTGGAGATGATGGATCGGATTCGCGACCTCTACCAGGCGGCGTTCGACGAGCCGCTCGAGGAGACCGCGCTCTTCTGACCCGTCGTCCCCTGATGACCGCCGCAGTGTGAGCTCCCCGGAGGATTCCCGTAGCGGGGAGCAAGCGAGGGGGATGCATCGCCATCTGACCACGGACGACTACCTCCCCGACGCCCGAATCGGCGTACTTCTGAGGTGGAAACGAAGAGCCCCGATGGCTCGGAGTACCCGGTGGACAACATCGGTCCCGAGCTGGGGCGCGGTGAAAGCCCGTCCACCTCACTTCTGGTTCGAGCCGACCTCACGTGCAGTGTACCCCTACCCTCGCCCCGTTTTCAGGCGGCAACGACGTCACGGTCGAGCGAGGCCCTCTGAATCATGCAGTACTCGCATCGATTCGCCAGCTACCGGCGCTGTCTGGCTATGAATGTATCATGAGCACCGACTCAGTCAATCGCCCCTGGTACTGCCGGGACGACTTGGTCGACGAGTATCGTACGACGCTGACAACTGGCGGTGAGAAGTTGCCGATGCTCAAAGCCCTCAAAATCCTTCGCGCGATCATCGTCAACCTCGGTCTCCTGGCACTCTCCGGGTACGCCATCCAGCAAGGCGGTCATCCCACCGTCCTCGGGTTCGTCTCGATCATGGTGATCGGCGCGTACAACGGCCTCGAGCTTGGCGACTATCTCGCACTCGTCCAGGCGTACCAAGAAGTCCAAGCCCTCGATCCCAGCGATGGAGGCGACGACGAATGACCCCCTCGCGAGTCATCCGCACCGCCGTCGCGGGCCTCGTCATCCTCGCGTTCTTCGGGACGTGGCTCGCGATGGAGTGGACGGGTCGCGAGCCCGACACGATCATCTTGCTCGGAGCTGCTGCAATCGTCCTCGGCGCCGGCTACCACCTCTGGGATAGCGCGATGGACGAAGGGGTCGACGCGGTCAACGACCTCCAAGAGGGCGGCGACAACAGCGACGACACTGACTCATGACTCTCACTGAGACTGCCAGCGAGCTGGTCGCGAACAACCTCCAGATCGCCGCGCCCCTGGTTGCACTCGCCGCATCCTGGGTGCTCTACGGCGTCCTCGGGAAACGCATGCTCGGCGCCGACGACGACTACTGGCCGATGCTCCGCAACCGGCTCCTCCCAGTCCTCCACCGCCTCGGCGCAACCAGTGGGCTCTACGCCCAGGGCAAGGTCATCGAGGACGAATTCGTCGGCACCGTCCAGATGACCGAGGACGAGTTCGAACGCGAGCTCGAAACCGCCGGCTTCTACCGCAACCCCCTCTCCGCCGTCAAACGATCGCCGAACGGCTGGGAGAGTGACGGCTCGTGGGCCCGCCGCTACGGACGCATCGGCTGGCTCGCCGACGCCCTGCGCTCCCTGCAGATCCCGGTCGCCGGCCCGCCCGGCCGGATGCTCGGCCGATTCCTCGCCGCAGCCGGCGACATCACGGCACGCCGCCAGACCGACGTCACCATCTTCACGCAGACCCGCGACGGGGGCACGACGATCTGGGTGTTCGCCCACGACGAACCCAACAGTCTGAACCCCGGGACTGCGTGGGCGCACTACGTCGCCAAGTCCTGGAACGCCCAGCGTGGCGTCAAGGAAGTTCGCGGCGTCCTCGAGGACCGCAACATCGACTACCAGACCGAGGTCTGACCGATGGGCTACGACTACACCTGCGACAAGTGCGACTTCGAGGGCGAAGACCCCGGGTTCCTCGCCACCTTCAACAAGCGGTCCTGGACGACAACCCCGTTCGGCGAATTCATGCAGGACCACGGCTACGAGCTCGGGGACACAATCACGCTCTGCCCCGACTGCGTCAAAGGCATCCTCACCGATGGCTGACCCACGCGCCGCAGGCCGACACATCTTCTGGGAACGCCGCGACAAAGACCGCTACCGCTGCCCCGGATGCGGCCGTGGCCGCTCTGAAGTCACCGCCTTCCACGTCCACCACCTCGACGGCAACAAGGAAAACAACCGCCCCTCCAACCTCATCGCCCTCTGCGAACCCTGCCACCTCGGCGGCGAACACGACCTCGACGTCGACGACCCCCGCCTCCAACCACCCACACCATCCTCGACGAACCCACCGAAACCCATCGTTTCACCCCCGTCTCCCGACCAGTAGACGGCGCTCTGTTGCTGCACGAAACAACTCAACCCCATGGACGTCTCCGAAGAAGATCTGATTGGCGAGCCGCTCGACCAGGTACCGGTCCAGGATTCGACCGATGAATCTTGCATGGGGCGGCGGTGGGAGCGCCGGGACGGGGAGAAGGTGTTCGTCGGGTACTGTGGGGCGTGGCCAGGCAAGGGCACGGACGACGTCGGCGAGGGCCGCTGCTCGAAACACGGTGGGGCTGGCGGTGCTCCCGAGGACAACGACAACGCCGAGGGGAACGACGGTGGCGCGCCCGAGGACAACGACAACGCCGCCGACCACGGCGCGTACTCGGAGAAGTTCCTCGAGGGGTTCGTCGGCCCGGACGGGAAGGACCGCATCAAGGAGGGATTCGAGCTCTCGAAGACGTCCGAGGGCGCGCAGGATCAGGCGCGCTTGATGGCGCAGGTCGCCGCGGAGAAGTTCCGCCTCACCGGCGACGAGCGATTCCTCCGCCGATACGAGTCGATCTGTGACAAGGCGGGCATCTTCCCGAACGAGGAGCTGGACGTCAACCACAACGGCATCGAGGACGCGTTCATGGGGAACCTGAAGGACTACCACGAGGATGACGATGTCGACGAGTGACCACCTCGGCCACGACCGCGGCGACGCGCATACCAGCGACGTCGACGCGCCGAAGCCCCCCGCGCACTACGCTCGCCGGGCGGACGCTGGTGACGAGACGTGGATCGAGGACGCCATCGAGGACTACCTCGGGATTCGCCTCGGCCACACCCAGCGCCGAATCTGTCGCGCCGTCGCGACCAACCACCAGGTGCTCGTCGTCTCCGCGAACTCCCTCGGGAAGTCCTACATCCTCGCCGCCATCACGATCGTCTGGCTGCTCTGCCGGTACCCCGCCGTGTCGTTCGCGACGTCGGGGACCGAGCGGAAGATGAAGCGGACGTACTGCAAGCCAGTTGAAGCACTCCACGGGGATGGCCGCATCCCGCTCCCCGGCGAGTACAAGAGCCGGCCGGAACGCATCGAATTCGATGACGACCCCGAGCACTTCTTCGAAGCCTCCAGCCCACGGGACGCCGGCGAGCTCGAGGGCGTCCACGCCGCGTACACGCTGGCGATCATCGAGGAGGCGGACAAGTCGGCCGTCGACGAGGACGTCATCGAGGCGATGCGGTCGCTCGCGAGCGACGACCGCGACCGCCTGATCGCAATCGCGAACCCGCCGGAGGACGAGACGAACTCGATCTACCCCCTGATGGACGACCACCCGAACTGGGAGGTCATCCGCTTCTCAACGTTCGACTCCCACAACGTCCAGATCGACACCGGACGGACGTCCGGCCGGAAGATCGACGGGATCGCGGACATCTCGAAGCTGCAGGACGACTGGGTCGAGTTCAACGGCTCCGAGTGGCCCGGGTATGAGGACGCACTCCGGATGTCCGCGCCCCGAATCGACGAGGACGGCAACTACGTCTTCGTCGACGACGACACTCTCCAGCGGAACCCTGGCTTCGAGGAGAACCTCTCCAAGCGCTGGTTCCGACGTCGCGCCGGCATCATGCCCCCGGCAGGTGCCAGCGTCAACCGCCCGTTCACGGTCGCCGACGTCAACTCGGCCTGGGAACGCGGCGACCTCCTCCAGGACGAACTCGACCGCGGCGACTTCGTGCTGCCGCCGGCGACCAGCTCGGGGATCGACGTCGCGCGGAGTGGCGACCAGACGGTGCTCGCGACGATCCACGAGAACGTGATGGTCATCCACTACAGCGAACGCGGCACGAACCACACCGACCAGAGTGCTGCCCTCGAGGACATCCTCGTCGAGATGCAGCGCCACCCGATTGCAATCGACTTCATCGGCCACGGCAGCGCCGTCCACGACAACCTCCAGGAGTCACTCCCCGACGTCGGGAAGTTCGAAGCCGGCTCGACGGCGTGCCAGCCGACGGACTACCGCGACAAGTGGGCTGAGGGCATGGCACTCCTGGGGGAGTGGCTGGAGGACGGCGGCATCATCCTCGACCGGACGCTCCGGACGCAGATGCTGGCCGGCGCTCGCGAGCTCGAGTTCGAGGAGAAGTTCATCGGGAGCCGTGGCGAGGACGGCGAGAAGGTCTACACGCTCTCGTCGAAGGACGACATCAAGGATCGCCTCGACGAGGGGTCGCCGGACTACCTCGACGCCGCGATGCAGGCGGCGTGGGCGGCCTCCGATGACACGGCGTTCGAGGACTCTGCCGGCGACAGCTGGCTGATCACTCAGTAACCATGAGTCTACGCGAATCACTTCGAGACCGAGTTGAACAACTGGCGCCCGGCGACGGCGACGAGACTGCAGAACCCGATCCTCGAGGTGAACACCGTCGCGTCACCACGACCGAACGCGACGACGAGGGCATCGTCTCCTGGGTGCTCGGCTACGCCAGCCCCAGCCCCAGCACCGACGCGGTCTCCC